AAAGATAATACTCTGCAACTCTTACATGATCCTTAGTCATCCAAGCATCATTAGAGTTAGCCCAAATAGCACTTCCACCAACATCTTTAAATTTTGGATATTGCCGATTGTATAAATCTTTAGCTATATCTTCAAAGATAAATCCATATGCAGCATCAGAACCGTCAACTTCATCAATATCAGGATCAAGAAATACTGACCTTGGGTCTTTAATTCTTTTAATATATATTTCTTGCGAGCGTGATTTAGGGCTGATGTAATCAGTACAAATACGCCAATAACCAAATCCACCTTTTACCTGAAATTCAGTTGCACTATCATAAACGCTTTCAGCATTTGAAATGTATTCAATATGGCGTACAACTTCCTGAAATACTTGTGCAGCTTCAAATGATGCGCTTTCGCCAACCGGGCGAATGTTTACTCCCGGCTTATTCTGTTTAGCGTCATTAATAATTAAAAGATTGTGCTGACGTGTTTTATTGATTGTCAGACAAGGACGGCGGTTTGTAATTCTATCGCCAGCAACCCATGTATCCCATTGATACATATTGCGGCTATCACCTTCAGCAAACTTGCAATCAAGTTCAAACCAAAGACGAGTTTGGCTTTCCCATTCTTGGCAATAAGTCCAACGCTTTTTGACTTCGCTAATAATAGCGTCATCACCTTTATACATACCGCTCCAATCGGGCGATGATGACCATGTTGACATTATGATTTACCCTGCTTTACAATAAATTGTCTTAATGGAACTGATTTATCATTTTTAAATTTAAAACTTAAAGTATCCCCAACTTTTAGACTTCCATACATTAATTTATCATCAGCAGGAGTTACTTTGATAGTACCATCAAACAATTTAGCTACATATTTACCTAGTAGCAATTCTACTAATTCTGGATTATAAGCCATTCTACAAACTCCCCATCCAATCCGTATTATTTCTATTTAAATTAATCACTTTAGCAGTAGGAGGTTTTGTAGGCACCTTAGTAGAGGCTGTTTCAGTTTTTAAACTTAGAGCGAATGTTTGAAATGCATCTGCACCGTCAGAATATTCATTATGTAATGGAGTTTGTGCATATTGGCCGTCTTTATCTATTTCATATTGATAGCGGCAAAGACATTGCCAACCTTCGCTTGTCTCGTCCTCGTCAAAATTGCAAAATTCAAAAACTAAACGAGCCGCGCGAATACCCATTTCTTTTTTAGCTATTCGCGGGACGATTACAACAGGTATTCCGGGGAAGGCGTCTTTAACTTGTTTTAAAACAGACCTAGCCGCTAGCGTTTCATTGTCACCATCATGAGGTAAATAAATTTTACCAAATACATAACCTAAATCTTTCATATATTTTGTGTAGTGAGGCACCTTTTCCATTCTACACTGATAGAAATGTATCATATTATAATACATGCCTACCCGTTGAACAAACCAGATTGATGTATGATCTGCATGACCTAAATCCCAAAAACAATAAACAGGCTTTGAAGGATCATAAGGAACCTTGCCACGTCTACCATCAGTCAGAACTTTTTTAATTTCTTTAGCGTAGATAGCTCCATCTAAAGTTTGCTTAGTATGGCCTTCCCACACATATAGCCATTCGCTTTCATCGGCTTGTTTTGCAAGTATCATATCCCGCTTCATATCAGCAGGAAACCATTTGTTATCTTGCCATCCAACTTTGACTACATAAGCATATCGTTCAGGCTCACCAGTAAGTTCATTCGGTAAAAAATCAGGAGCGTACAAATCTCTTTTTAAAATAAATCGTTTATAAACTTCATCTGTATCCAATTCAGGATTAAAACTCATCCATATTTCCGGTCCTTTACCGAATGGACCGCCCATCCCGTTAGGGTCACTCTCATGGCGACCACGAATAGTAGGACCAAGCTTTTCAATAGAAGTCTTGGAAATATTTCTAGCTTCTTCAACCCATGCTATGTCGATACGAGCAAGAGATTTTATGCTATCAATATTGTAACGCAAACCTAAGAATATAAATTCTGAGCCTGTCCTTAAACAAACGATACTTTTTTCAAGAATTTTAAATTGATCTGTTAAGCCATATTCATGAATGACATGAACAATTGTAGGGTAAACACTTTCTGCAATAGACTTCTGAAATTCACGGAAACATGCAACTCTCAATTTCTTTTGAACAGTTAATAAAACTAAGGCTCTCGCAATACTTTCAGTTTTCATTCCACCGCGACCACCATAAAGAACTTTATAGCGGGCAGGTTCATTTAGTAGGAACGCGAGTTTTTCGGGAAATTCAATTTCACGCATTTTAATTTAATTTATAATCCAGTTAGCCCCATTACAAAATACAGATAAGACTACATCACCACCACCTATTACTTTTTGTAATGGTACAGGAGATTTTGCATCTACAACTGCATATTTATAACCTATAGCTTCCGCGTCACAAGTTGGTAGACTAGATACAGTTGTAGCATTCAATTTTAAAAATGATTTTAAAATTAAACTAGTTGCAGTAGCTATACCTAAATCTGGTGCTTCTAAATTAGCACCACGATTTAAAACTATTTTGCCTGTACCAGTAGACGGACCTAATGATGGAGAAGGCCCAATATCCTGAGCATTCGCACTTGCCATCATGAATAATAAAAATGCAAAAACTCTCATTGCTGAGCCGCATAGAATGCGTCCCCTGACGTTCCAGTAATTGAAACTTGATCCTGTAAAACTACACCACCTATATTACAAGATATGCTTTGATTAGCTGCCAATTGAATTGAGTTTGTAAGAGTTGCGTTTGCTATAGGTCCAAAAAACACATACATTTTATTTGTACCATAATTAGCAATAGTACACGCTACTCTACCTGTATCAGCAGAACTGACAACAAATACAGTTTGAAATGTATTTGTGACAGCAATAGTACCAGAATAATTATAGGTATAAGCCTTATAAGGCTTAGTTACAACTGGCGTTTGCGCATTAGCAGTTGGTATAGCTAATAGAAACAAAAATATTACAATTAAAAATTTCATTTTAACTATACCTTTTATAATGTGTAACAACCTGATATATAAAAATCGACAACATTAGAATTAACTGATGTATTTGATAATTGTGTAAATGACGCACCACCATTTACACTGGCAATAACTATAGAAGAACTACCACCACCCATATAAGCTTCTACTGTTCCTGTATAAGTTAAACCTCCTGAGTTAGCTAAAGCAAAAGACATTGTAACTGATGAAGTGAATGGTAATCCTGATATTAACAATGTTCCTGTAGAACTACCTTTATTACTTGTTACTAGAGTAATATTAATGCAAGCACGACTTCCGCTGCCAGTACCAAATTGAGTGTATGAGCCAACTTGTGATGTATAAGTTATACCTACAGACGCACCGCCAAATTGTAATACCGGAGTGAATGAGCCACTTGTAATTACAGTAGAACAGCCCGTAGCTCCATTGGATAAATCAGCGCAAGCCGCTTGCGATACTGTACCAGAACCATTACCTTTTAATGCTCCATTGATAGTGCCAGCACCACCACGCGCAGCAGCTACAGTACCGCTAGTCAATCCTGAAGCATTAGTTTGAGGAGTTGTAACATATTGAGCTTGTGCATTATTACAAAATAAAAATAATAATGCTGCTATGATATAAATTTTCATGAGCTTCATTTACCAACTCCGGTCAACGATCTTAGATTTGGTGTGGCAGGTGGCGCTCCGCCATCCCATGCGGACCATCCGCTCGGAAGGCTTGTCGGGGAGAAGTTTCCGGTGCCTGATACGGCGCTTCCAAAAGTTGGAATAGAAGCTACACTTGCAAACCAAGTTGCGGTCGAAATTGACTGACCACCAGAATTTGTTGACGGATTGCCACCAAATAAATTGTTGCCATCACAACTTACATAGAGCAATCCCGAGCTATCTAAATAAATACGCGTTTCTGAGGAAGAAGTTGGTGCAGGCGAGGTAGAGTCAGTTACCACTGGTGAACCATTGTTAAAAAGATACCATGTACCACTTATATATGCAATTCCCCATGAATTGGCATCCGATCCGTCATAAGCAGCCCCGGTTTGTGAAATCGAAATGCTTAGACTGTTAGTTGTCCAGTCACCGCTAACGGAGAAAACATTCTTTCCTGATGTTTTAGATGTGGTAGATCGAGCACCATTAGTAGCTGCTGACATAAACGCAACCAGATTGCCGCCTGATAATGTCGTGCCAGCGGATTTGTCAGATGGGTTCCAAGTAGTTTGGGCCGATGCGCTTGCGCAAAGACCTAACCAAATTAACGATGCGACGACGAGACGTTTCATGGCTAGAACTTTGTGTAATAGACAACAGCTTGAACAGCGTTAGCTGCACTGGCATTAATACATAGAGCGTTGGACGCAGCAGTTTTCATTCCGCCCCACAAGGGTGAAGCATGAACCACACCGCCATTCGCTGCGATTTGGAACGCGGGAGTTAGGCTGGTTAGACCTGTGGCGCAAGCCGTACCGGTGCCGTAGGTTAGTTTGACATTGGTTGCAGTTGAACCAATAGTTATATCATAGCCACAAATATAGATAGTTTGACCAGAAGTTAACGCAACTAATTGAGTTGAACCTGTAGTAGAAGCATCATAGACAATAGAACTATCACAGCTAATTAAGCCGGTAAGATTACCTGTTTGACGAGTGGCGATATAATTACCATTGGCAGGAGGCGCAGAACCAGTAGCTCCGATACCAAGACCAGATACAGGAGAATTATCAGAAGAAATGGTAATACGTTGACTTCCAGTGCCAGTAACACCATTACCCATTAGCGGTGTAACACCGTTAATTTGTGCTTCATTTACAGGTTGAACTGTAGTTCCAGTAGGATCAATTCTAACTGGATTTGAACTTGTAGCTATTTCTGTACCAGCACTATTAGTCAATACATGAGCAGGACAAATTTTAGTAGTAAAGCATACAAATGCAAATACAGTTGAACCAGAACCTTGAGTTACAGTATAATCAGCTATAGCATAAAAAGGTATAGCTGCCCATAATAATGCAATAAATAATATTTTAATTTTTTTCATTTTACATGCTCAATAATGGAAAAAATTGTGAATTACATTGGACTGAATAATCTAAACTATTTATGCAAGTGGGAGGAGGCGCTGCGTCAAATACACAAAATCCTTTAGGGCATCCATTAAATTGAGCAATACTAGCAATGGGATAAATTACAACAGAAGTCAATATTAAAATTTTAAATAATTTTCCCATGATTTAATTATCCAAATACCACACAGTACCTTGACAAGAAACAGCAGTACCTAAATTAATTACAAAATTGTTGGTTCCAGTTGTAATATAAAATGGTTCTCCACTCTCAAAACCTAAGTAAAATGAAGTAACTCCCGGCATAGAGCCTGACAAAGCATTAGAAGCTCCATCTTTTATAGTCATAGTGACAGCAGACGCACAAACCACACTAATTCTATATACTTTAACAGTACCAATGCTTCTAGTGACTACTGTATTATCTCCTGATGATGATATATTGACAACTGCTGAAGTTAACTGTGAAGCTTTAGGAGGAATTGAAGTAGTGACTGTACCTTGAACACCAACTTTTAAATTCTTAGAGCCATCAACTTGTAATTGATCCCAAGTAGTACCGTTAAATCCATACAACCATGATACACTTTGACCATTGGTAGAACTTGTAGCTACTCCACTAGAAGCATTGGACGTGCTACCACCAGAACAACCTACTGTACAATTAACATTTAAATTATTAGAACCATCAGCAGTAAGATTTACCATATTGCTGCCATTTTTAACACCAATGGCGGTTCCTGTAGACGGGAATGTAGCAGCGAAACTAGAAGAAGTACCTCCACTACCTCCACCTGAAGTAATAGCAACATTTAATGCATTAGAGGTAGACCCTATAACATTACCAGAGCCATCTACAATTTGAGTTTTTTGGCTACCATCAGACTGCTTAGTAGAAGTTGCTGCGAGTGTGGGCAACGGTAATGATGATGCTGATACTGGAACGGCTGTACCAGAAACTACACCTTGAATTGAAATTACATCAGCAGAAGGCGAACCAGCCGTTCCTAATGCCGGTTGTTTTGCGGCAGTTGCAGCACCATTTAAAGTACCTAAATTAGCTGTTACTGTTCCACTTATAGTAGAACTACCGCTATCTATAATTACATGAGGAACAGCAGCAAAAGCGGGTAATGTTCCAGATATGCCCACACTACCACCACTATTTTGAAGTGGCGTTCCTAATGTGGTATTGATTGTTTTTAGGCGGTCTAAAACCGTATTAGCAGTAGGGGATGCAGTTACAGCGCCTATTTGACTGACTAAACTGGCTAAGTTTCCACCGCTTTCTAAAGCTAATAAGCTGGTATTTAAATTTGTTCCTGCGTTAGCTGTTACTGCTGTTAATGGAGTTAAGGTGGACAATTGAGCAGAAGTTAGCACTACTGGCATAGAAGCAGCAGCTAAAGCTTGTCCTTTAGCTGGAATATTAGTAGCAATAGTAGCTAGATTTCCACCAGTCTCTAAAGCCAGAGCAGATGTATTCAAATTAGTCCCGGCATTAGCAGTCACGCTACCACCAGAATTTTGCATAGGACTACCAAGAGTAGTATTGATAGTACCTAATGCTGTATTGCCAGTTGTTTGAAGTGCTGATGTAGCAGCGCCAGTAGGAAGAACAGAAGCTTTTACGCTAGTCCATTGCCCATTCGTAACATCACCTAAAGCGGGTTGAATCC